AATTGCTGGAACCCTGAGATGGGAATCAGCAGCCAAGCTGCGATACGCAGAAGGTTCAACGACTAACGTAGTAAAAACTATTCTTCTGGCCAGGAGGTCGTTATGAAGAAAAGAAAGAAAGCATTATTAATAGCTTTAGTCCTAGGTGATGGGTATATTAGATTGGACTCAAGATGGAAAACACCACGAGGGGTCTTACAACTATGCCATGCTAAAGGACAATTAGATTATCTAAAGTATAAGGTAGACTTACTACATTCTCTTATAGGTGGAGCTAAACCCAATATAAGAGAATATACCTGTAGTTGGCCAGATGGCACTAAGTATCAACAGGTAAAAACAGAGAAAGGTCACAAATACTTTAGAGTTCTAAGGAAGTGGATGTATCCAAACAAGTACAATATTAATTGTTTGAAACATCTAACACCAGAAGCTATAGCTATATGGTATATGGATGACGGTTCTATTATAGCAAATAACAAATACAAGGATGGTACTTGTAGTTCTGCTAGAACAAACATTCATACATGTACAAATAAAGAAAATGCCGACTTAGTTTGCAAATACTTTAAGGATTTTTGGGATATAAAATTTACTCCTTTTCTAGAAAAGGGAACATACTCTATTAGATGTTTCCATAAGGAAGGAAAGAAGTTTCATGAAATGATACATAAATTTATTATTCCTAGTATGAAGTATAAGCAACGCTTTTACTACGACACGAGCGCATAGCCCTAGAAATAGGTGATGATATAGTCTGATCTTATAGAAATTAGAACTATAAGAAGGTAGGGTTAAAGGTCCTATCGTTAACATAAATGATCAGGGTGACATAAAGTCGCAGGGGGATAAGGTACTTATCCGTCAGACCCCAGTAATTACTGTCAGTCCGTATGAAGTTGGTCAGACCCTGCAATATCAGGTACCAACTATTGCAAACGTAGAGTTGAACATTGATAAGGCTAAGTCCTGGAGTTTTAGAATCGATGATGTTGATGAGGTTCAGACTGATCTTGACCTCATGAACAAGTTTGCTGCTGATGCTGGTGAGCGACTTAAGATTGCAATTGATACTGATTGCTTTGATTATATTGCCACTCTGCCTGCTGCATCCAATAAGGGAGATGTTGCAGGCGCTATTAGTGGTAATATTAATCTAGGTAAAGGTACAGCACCTGTAAGCATTACTTCAGATAATGCTACTGACCTTATTGTAGATATTAATACCGTACTTGACGAAGCCAATATCCCATCAGAGAATCGTTGGGTTGTCCTTCCAGCATGGTATGTATCTCAGTTGAAGAAGGGAGATCTCAAGTCTAGTGATATTACTGGAGACAGCACTGGTGTTATTCGTTCCGGCGTTGTTGGTATGATTAAGTAATATTGATCCTTTAAGCAGTAATGCTTATCGAAAATTGGGTGAATTGCTGGGAGGCTAAAATTCTTTGAGAGAAATAATAGGGATAGTGAAGACAAAGTCTGGAAGGCAGCAGTACAGAACTAAATGTACCGTATGCGGCCTTATAGCACATGTCAGAGTCTCTAGGTATGATGAAGATGCCATCTGTAAACATTGTTTAATAGTTGAAAGAAATAAAGCTCTGGCAGGTCGAGGAGCTTTAAATAGAACTATTACAAAAACATTCTTCAACTATTTTAAGAATGGGGCAAAGAGGAGAGGAGTTGAGTTTAACATAACAGTAGATTATGTAAACTCTATCTGGACTGGAGTTTGTGCTATATCCAATCTAGAAATAACTGCTCCAATCACTACAGATGGTAATGGAAACTTTTCTAGAGATGGTATTACAGCTTCATTAGATAGAATAGATTCCTCTAAGGGTTATATAGAGGGTAATGTACAATGGGTACATAAGTTTATTAATATAATGAAGAATGGTTTTAGTCAAGAAGAGTTTATTTATCTTTGTCATCAAGTAGCAAAGAATCATGTTAATCAGCAGCCAAGCGTACTGAAAGGAAATAGAAAAGTAAGTACGAAGGTTCAGAGACTAGACGGTGAGGAATCCGACCAATAATCCGTCCACGAGTGCCCAACACCCTACATCCGAGGGTGATGATATAGTCCGATACTCCTTTGAAAAGAGGAGAGTACAGGATAAAGAACCTGTATATAACTAATGGATAGAACCATGATCATCCAGTCCAATCTACTCAAACATGTCACTGACACAGTAGAGTGCTTCTACTGCATGGCAGGTACTAAAGAAGCTCTTACCTTTGCAAGTCAGCTTACAAAGACCGAGTCTCTTCGTATTCCAGACTCATTTGGTTCTTACATGCGTGGTCTTGCTGTATATGGCCGTGCAGTTGTACAGCCAGAAGCCCTTGTAGCACTCTACGCTACTAAAGGTTAATTAACCAAACAAAACCCCCTGTAGCCCTATAGCGTCTATAGGGGGTTTTTTATTTTAAAAGGTGTGAAATGGTTCCAAGTATCTACGTTATTCAGAAATCATCAGGTCAGCTTTATTGTGTAAATGTGAAACACTATGAGGTATATAAGCACTGGTATGATGTTGCAGATCTTCAGACCCCTGTAGAACCTGCAGTTGAAGAAGAGACCCCTGCAGGTGCTGTAGACATTGAAATGGTAGTAGAAAACAAACAAGTTAAAACAAGGAAGCCAAGAGGTAAATAATGCAATACTTACAGATGGCTCAAAAGGTTAGACAACTTGTAGGAATGCAAGGATCTGGTCCAACCACTGTAACTGCAACTGGTGCTGATGCCATCTTTCTTGTCCTTGTGCAAGATGCATGGAGCGACATCCAGAATAAAAGGGAAGATTGGAAGTGGATGAGAGCTACAAGAACCTTTAGTACTGTAGTTGGAATATCTGAATATACTCCTGCAACTATCTTTGGACCTACTAATAGATTTAAGAGTTGGTATAAAGACTCAATGTATATCACTAAAGATAGTAAAAAACATTGGACCCCGTTCGTAGATTATGACTATTACAATTATAGACATATTAATGATTCTGTTAATACTCCCCCCTCAGAGTATTCTATACGTCCTAGAGACTATGCAATTCTTTTATCGAAGCCTGATCTAATCTATCCAGTTCAGATAGACTACAAGAAGAATAATCAAACCCTTGTAAATGCAACAGATATACCAGAGATGCCAGTAGATTATCATAACCTTATAGTCTATGAGGCTATTGCTAGATATGCAATTAGTGTGGCTATAGGGCATCTATATCAAGAGTATGCACAGAAAACTGCAGAGTTATGGGGGGATCTCTTCAGAGAACAAAACCCTAGGACTGTCTTTAAGGTTAGAGGAATCGCATGAACATACGGCGGATAAGAGTTCCAGAACCTTCTACCGAAGTAGTTATTTTAGATGGTGGCTTAAATGAAGCTGTCTCTTCTATTGAGATGAAGCCTGGAGAGCTTACCCTCTGTAAAAACTACTATATAACTGAAGGATCTACTGGTGGATATGTATCTGTAAAAGGATACGAGAGATATGATGGACAACCTAGCCCAGCAGGTGTTGTAGCTACAGAAATTGATGATGCTGCTAGGGAAGCTGCTAGAGCTTTAATAACTCCAGTTCCTGGAACCGGCCTTATTAATGGTATTCATATCTTTAAGGGAAAGACTTATGCAGTAAGGAATAAGATAGACGGGCTAACTGCTGGACTTTATGTAGAATCAGCAGCAGGTTGGGTAGAGATAGATACATCTGCAGCACCTCTAGCACCTGGAGGAAGATATACTTTTATAACTTATAACTTCCTCGGTACTGCTGCTGGAGAGACAATGTACTGGACTAGTGGGGTTGATAATGCTTGCTACTATGACGGTACAACTTTCGGTAAGATAACTACTGGAATGGTAGCAGATACCCCAGAGTTTCTAGCAGCACATTTAGATAGACTATGGCTTACTTTCCCTGGAGGATCTCTACAATATTCTACCTCTGGTGATCCTACTGATTGGACTACAGATGCAGGAGAAATAGGAGTAGGCTATGATATTACAGCGCTATCAGAGACTGTAGGTAATGTGCTTGTTGTATTCGGAAGAAGTAACATAAAGATACTAGAAGGGGCTATATCAACTGATTGGGTCTTAAAGCACTACTCAGATGCTATAGGTGCCTATAGATACACTGTCTGCAAACTATTTGATACACTTATCTTTATGAGTGATATGGGTGTTACTACCCTATCAGCAGCTCAAGAGTTCGGAGACTTTGCTTCTAGTGCTATTTCAGAAAAGGTAAAGACTCAACTATTAAACTTAAAGAATAATATTACTTGTGCTTCAGTTGTTCACAACTTAAATCAATATAGATTATACTTTGATAATGGAGTAGGGTTTGTATTCTCATTTAGGGATAAGAAGTTAAGAGGAATAACTTCTATCTCCTACACCCACTATGCAAAGATTGCAATAAATGGAATAGATACCAATAATACTTCAGTAAACTTTTTTGTATCTACAAGTCCTTTTGTGTATAAGCAAGATACTGGAACTTCTTTCGATGGTAATGAGATTACCTATAGACTTGCAACTACCTACTACCACTATAAGACTCCTAGATATTTAAAGAGATTCCTAAGAGTAACCTTTGAGATTGCAGCTAATAGCAATCTAACTTACTCCATTAGAACTGATTTTGACTATCGTATAATACACTACCCTAGAGGAAGTAGTCAGGATTTTGAAATCCTAAGTGTTGGAGATCTGTGGGGAGAAGGAGTATGGGGTACTATGATATGGACTGGGGCTGAAGGCTCTAGGGTATTCTATGATATACTTGGACTTGGGAGTAACATGAGCTTATCTCTTTTACATACTTCTAAATATACAAATCAACATATACTACAAAACTTTATAACAGACTTTCTTGTTGTCGGGAGGCAAATGTGACTATGCCAAGTAAATATTATGATAGTTCTACAAAGACTGTTTTCGATGGAGATATTGCTAAAGCTGATGATCTCAATAGTGTTAATATTGCTGCAGATACTGCATTCCAGATAATAGATTCCGACATTACTATTATTGCAAACAATCAACCCTACTACACAGACTTAGCTCAGAAATGGGCTGAAGAGGCAGAAGACACTGAAGTAACTACAGGCCATTATAGCGCATTACACTGGGCTGCTAAGGCTCAGGATGGAACTGATTTGGCTCAGAAATGGGCTGAAGAGGTAGAAGACACTGAAGTAACTGCAGGACACTATAGTGCTCTTCATTGGGCTGCTAAGGCAAATGATGAAGCTGATCTAGCCAAAAAGTGGGCTGAAGAGGTAGAAGACATTGAAGTAACTACAGGACGCTATAGTGCTCTTCACTGGGCTATTAAGGCTGAAGATCAAGCTGTTGCTACTGCTGCTGATAGGGTACAGACAGG